TCTAATCACAATAAAATAGGATATATACATATATATTTTTTCATCTGCTGAATAGTAGTAAAACCGTAGTACAGGACTTTTTCTAACAGCACGATTTGCCCCGATTTACCTAATCAAAAGCTGATATGGCCTTTGCACTCGTACTATTGCCATGGCAGACAAATAGTATCTTTATCATTTTTCAAGTGCCTCCTAAAATGCTAAGTTTTGCCCTGATTTGCCCCGATTTACCGAGCATATCAGAGAGGTTATTTTGCCCCAAACTCTGTCACCAAAATCCGAAACGGGGCAAAATACGGCAAATTGATGCAACGGTTAGTAGTAAAAACGTAGTAGAAATTGGGGTGGTTACTACTGAGGGATTTATTCTTGTTTTTTGTCCAATAAACCGGAAGTTATCAATACGGTTATCTCAAATAAAATCAGTCTTTTTGTTGTTCAAGAATTGATTTGTAATAATTCCCAAAAACTGCGAGCGCATCAATAATCGGTAGCATCTTTCGTCCAAGTTCTGTCAGTCCATACTCAACTCTTGGAGGCAATTCGTGATAATCATGTCTATAAACAAGACCATCGTCAATCATTTGCCGCAAACTGTCGGTCAACACTTTTTGCGAAATTCCATCCAAATCTCTTTGAAGTTCATTAAATCTCCACGGACGTGTTTTGAGGTTACGAATAATAAGAAGTTTCCACTTTCCTCCGATTAAGTCTACTGCCGTTGCCACCGGACAAGGCGGTAATTCGTCTTTTGTTTTCATTTTCTTTATCACCTCACGAGCATATTATATCACACATTTTGAAACTGGTATACAGTTATAAAAAAGTGCGTACTTGTTTTTTAATATACACCATGATAAAATATAGCAAAGCAAAAAGAAATTGCTAAAACTTATTGGAGGTGCATACCATGCAAAACTATACTAAAACAAACATCGGAAACGAAGGCAGAACAGAACTTCACGAAAATCTTTCTTTGACCGGTGCAGAGGTCAGTATCAATCAGCTACCGGCAGGTGAGGCTGTTCCATTTGTTCATTCTCACAAGAACAACGAAGAAATCTACGGAATACTTTCCGGCAAAGGTAAAGCCGTAATCGATAGTGAAGAAATTGAGCTTACAACAGGAGATTGGCTGAAAATTGCTCCTGCAGCAAAACGACAGTTTTTCGCATCAAAAGATTTGGGAATTACTTATGTCTGCATTCAAGTAAAAGAAAATTCACTTGACGGTTTTACTGCCGACGACGCCGTTTTGTATTAAGTTTATTACTTAAAATCAAGAAGTACAGTTAAGGAGTGTTCCAAAACTGTGCTTCTTATTTATTTTCGAAATGTCCTCTGTAAATTCTGATTTATCTATTTAAATAATTATACCACACCCCACACATAATATCAATTCACAATACCGACAAAATATAACAAAAAACCGTAAAAAACAGCACCCAAGCCATAGCCTGAGTGCCGTCTATGCATCATTATCATATAACCCTAAACATCTTCTGAGTTACCGATTTTCTTCCTGTATTCTTATCAAGTTCGTTTCTTGCATTATTCAAATCCTCCATACGTTTTAGTTCGTCCTCGGCATCTTCAAGACCGAGATGTGTATAAGTGTTTAGTGTTACGCCTATGTCGCTATGCCCCATAAGGTACTGCAATGTCTTTGGGTTCATTCCTGATTTCGCCATATTACTGCAGTAGGTATGTCTGCAAACATGCGGCGTAATATTCGGTATCTGTATACGGTAAATATCGTTGTATCGCTGTACCATATGGTTAAAACGATGTTCCCAATGCATTGCTACGAGCGGATTGTTATCTTTATCATAAAACAAAAATCCGGCATATCCGTCAATCATTTTTTCTCTTTGTTGCGGTTCTCTGTCCTCGATAATGGCTTGAAAACACTTTGCCACTTCCTCTGTAATTGGAAGTTTTCTTGTTCCGGCATTGGTTTTCGTTGATTCAATTACATACTGCATATCTGAGGTTCTCTGAAGCTGATGGTCAATATTTAAAATTCGGTTCTTTAAATCAATATCTTTGAGTGTCAAACCGCAGAATTCCGATATTCTCATTCCTGTATGGAATAGGATATAAACCACCTCGTAATACTTACAATAGCAGTTATCATCATGCACAAATTTCAAAAACTGTCGCATTTGCTCCCTTGTTATTGCGGTTCGTGTATGTGAATCATTCACCACAACTCCGGCAAGCTGAAATTCAAATGGATTCTTATTTAAAATATCATCATCAACAGCCATCTGAAATGCAGGTCTTAGAACTCCGCGTACCGACTTGACTGTACTGTAACCTTTGCCGTCACTCTGCATTTTAATAAGGAAAAGTTTTGCGTCCGATGTTTTAACGTCTGCTATTTTCGCCTCGCTAAATTCCTCTTTTTTCAAGATATTCTTTACAAAGTTATAGTTTGCAACTGTACTGTGTTTCGCTCCTGTTTTTGTGGATAGGTATCGTTCTACAAGTTCGTTCACTGTTATATTTCTTTTCATCGGATCTAACTGCGATTCCAAGTCATATCCTATCTGCTTTTCAAGTTCCCTCAGTGAAAGACACGGTTTCTTTCCTGCAGGTAATTTGTCCGTAGGTTCAAGTTTCCAACTGTACACAAAATGCGGTTTGCCTGCTATATGATACTTAAACTGATATTTTCCGTCTGCTCTCATTGACTCTCCCGCTCTCAAAACTCTATGTTTTGAATCGCGTCTTATTCTTCCTCTGATCCCCATTATCTGCACCTCCTAAGTTCCGGATGTTTTAAGATATACCTCTCAAATGCCGTTCTGATAATCAATCTTCGACTGCCATAGAAAACAATAAAATCATGAACCGTTTTTTCTCTGATAAGAGAATGAAACTTTCTTTGACTGAGGTTGAAATATTCAATCGTTTCTGACAGATTTAATAAATCCTTTTTCTCTGCTGTTGCTCTCTGCATAAAATTTCTTCCTTTCTGTTCTTTAATTTTTACTTTTAGTTTGATTATAAGCTTTATTAAGCTTGCACTATATATCGCTCTAAAAGCTCATAAAGTCAACTACTTACGGCAAATAAAATCAATTTATATCGTAGAAATTCGGCAGAGATGTTCCTCAAATTTAGGACGTATTATTAAATATCTGTTGCCACTGTAAATAGAGAATACTCCGAGATTATCTTCCGCCAGTCTGCGGATTTTTTTGACTCCGATATTGAAATATATACTTGCTTCTCTTATGGTAAGCATATATTTTTCTCCGAGTGTTATAGGTACATTTTTCTCTTCATTCATTGCAATCACCTCTGTTATTTATATATTGCGGTTCTCAAATAATAAAAATAATGCCCGTTAAGAAAATCAATCTCTAACGGGCATAAACTCAACTATTCACTTTTACCGTCCCATCTGTTTTCATATACTCCTGCTCTGTCATTTATAACAAAAACTCTCAGAAGTTCATCAGTCAAGCCCAGACAGCCGTTTTCATCACCTTTAAGAAATCCCTTATCCATCATTTTCTGAACAGTAGGTTTTGCCCATTCAGGCATATTGTCATCAACATAATTGTAAATCATTTTACTGTTCAGTTTATTTACATCAGCCTGTAATTTTGCTATTTCTGCTTTCAACTCCGTATATTCCTTACTCATAATTTCTTCCTCGCTTTCTGCCGTTTCATAATCCGGTCTGCAGAACTTCGTCCCCGCAAGATTGCTGATATAATATCCTTTTCTGCAGACACCGCCGCCGTTTGCAACAACCGCACTTCCGGCTGACGTATTTCCCTCAACAGTAGTGAAATAATCACCGTCCACGCCGGTTACAATTCCCGTATGCGTAAATACCCCATTATGATTAAATATAACAATATCGCCCCTTTTCGGATTTGCGTACAATTTAAAAAGTCCCGACATTGTCGGACAATATACATACGGATAATGCTTCAATAATTGATGTGCCTTATCCACTCCGAAAACCTTGGTAAAGCACCATGTAACAAACACCGCACACCACGGCTGTCCTTGATATTCGTTTTTTATATCACGCCAATACTTAGTATAATTGTTCATACCGGCATTCGCTGTTTTATCATCAAGCTGTGAATTACTTGACTTTTCCAAATAGCCGACTTCATTATCAGCGGTCTGAATCAATTTATCTATTGCAGTCATCTCTTACTCCTTGTCACTGTTAGGTGTATCGTATGTCAATGCACGTTTGCTGTCTGTAAATCCTGTTGTTGTAGGATCTGTAATTGCGTTATATACACTGACAATTACAAGGCTCAAAATGTACGGGCTTGAAACCGCCTTTATAAGTACTTCCCCCAATACCGACCACGAGCTTAAATCCTCGGCTGTAAGTCCGAGATATGCCAGTATCGGCATAATTACAGACAGCAATATCTGTGCCCAAAACATAGGATTTCTCATTCGTACTTTCCAGTTAATCATTTTACATATCCCCCTTCAGTTCATCAATTTGGTGCTGCTGAGATTTAAGTGTATTTTCCGCAATAGCCACTCGTTCAACAACACTGTTGTGTTTTTCTACTTTGCGTTCAAGCTGTTCAATTCTGTACAGTGTCTTATTGTTTGAAACAATACCTGCAATAATAGAACCGCCAAGTGTTCCTACAAGCGACAAAATCGCCACAACAATCGTACTTTCCATAGTCAGTACCCCCTTATCAGTTATTTTCTAATTTTTCTACTCTTTCGAGCAGGTCTTTTATTGTATTAAATATATCACTCCTTCCTATACAAAACGGCTTTCCGTCTATATAGATATATTCCGCTATATCTCCGTCTTCCGCCACTATATATACGGTTCTTTCGTCATCGCTTTCATTTCCCGATTTTGATGTTATGCTTATATTGTCAATCCCCATTTCAACGCTATTTACATACGAATAAATCTCAAGTCCCGTAACCTTACTTACGGACTTATCATAAAAATCAATCTCACCGCTTAATTTGGCTGATTCATTATTGTTTGTAATACAATATGATACCGTTTTTGATTCGTAATTGACTTCTATTCGGCTATGAACCCAACAGTTAAAAAAGTTGTCTTTCCACGTCAGGTCACTGTTTATGTAATAATACTTTCCGTCTTTTGTACCTTGCGTGAAAACAACTCCCGTACTGTCATACGAACCTCTGCTTGATTCTCCCGGACGCTGTGCTAAATCAGACAGTCCTATATACCAGCGGTCGGTATTTATTTTCGTATCAAACTCAATTATCAGTTCTTTTGCATTAGCCGTATATTTTGAAAAGTCAAGATAAGCAAAAGCATACATATTCGCAGCATTTGAACCGGTTACAATTTTTTGATACTTGTTACCGTCACTTTCTTCCGCAACGGATACAGTACATCTATTTATAGCATTGAATTTTGAAACACCGTCTGAAAAATCAAATTCAACAGACATTGACGGCAGTACGCCTACAACTTTTTTCTTCAGATACCCTTCTGTTTCAAGCATAGCCACATCAGCCTTGCCATTCCAATTTTGCTTGTCACCGGCAGTAACGTGAGTTTCATCACTGCCGATATGGTTATTCACTATATCCTCAAGTGCATCTAATTCTTCGCCTTTTGCCAAACGTATATCTTCCGGCATATTTTATCACCCCACGCTATTCCTTTACAAAATGATCTTTAGGATTATAATAAATATAATTGTTATCCGTACTCCAATCATTCCAAGAAAGCTTACTCACAATACCGTTGCTGATACTCCACAAGTATCTATGGCGTCCATATACCGTTCCGTCCGGATAGATTACAGCCTGAACATTATATATTTCACTTTCGTCACCGGATTCAGCCGCCCACGACACTAAAAATACGGGTGCATTCGATTTATTCGGCAGTTGAGCGTTATTTCCGACCTGCACTATATCAGTTTTATATGTACCGTTTTGATACTGACTGTATGTAATTCCGAAACTGTCAATATTACTGCAAGTGCTGATATTATCTTTATCAAACAACAGCATAGCATAAGTGCTGTCCAATGTTGAAGATACCAATTCGGAAATCTTTTTATCCACTGCTTGCACCAAATTCTGTACAAATGCGGTTGTTGCTATTCTCGTTGAAATATCAGATGACGGCGGAGTCGGAGATTTCGGTGTACCCGTAAAGCTCGGTGAATTTTTGTCCGCCTTGCCTGACAATGCTGTCTGTATACCTTTTATCAGTCCCTGCACAAAAGCCGTAGTAGCAATCTGCGTAGAATTTGTACTGCTTGACGCAGTCGGTGCTGTTGGTGTACCTGTAAAACTCGGTGAATTTTTATCTGCCTTAGCAGACTCCAAAGTTTTAATAAGTGCGTCGATATTTGTAAAATTCTCATTGAGCACCTCTACATTAATAGTGTCGGACGGTGCCGGCAGTTTAAAATTATGATTTGATGTGTATTTCATTTTTCACGCCTCCTTATAAAAAATGTGCATATGGCTTATTATCTTTAAATACCACATATGCGTTTGCTCCGTTTTCTCTTAAATATACCTCATTGTTTTCTACATACAGCCACGTTCTGCCGTCATAATCTTTAACACCTCCCCATGTAAATATTTTTGCATTGCCCCATGTCCCAAGTTTTTTCTGTACTTCGCTCCAAGTATTGCTTTGAAACTCATAATTCACTTGAAGATGTGCGGGCTTAACCTCATCCACCACTGATTTTATTTGTTCAAAATTATACGGCACTCCTTTACGTCCGCTGAATCTAACAGCCACTGTGTAATTTTTATAATCCTCGGTTATTGTACAGCCTGTTCTGTCATACATTAAAATAAGCTGTTCAAGTTCCGATTTTGTCAGAAGATTATTTCCTTGCAGTCTTGCAATTACTCTCGCTCGCTTAGTTTCATTATCTGCCGTAATTTCAGACAGTCCTACGTCTTTTTCATGCAGCAGAAAACTGTCCGTGGTAGTAATAAACAGACGCTTATCTTCATCAGAAATATCTTCCGAAACTTTATCAAGTATTGTTTGAACAACACTGTAAAAGTCCCTTACCATCTTTGATTTTCTATAGTAATTCGGAAGTCTGTCAATCATTTCAACACCACGCTTTCAAGCACCGGTACAGCTCCGTCCGCTATTTTGATATTTTCTGTTCCGCTGTTGACCTTTAAATCCGTATAATCCTCAACACCCGATATTGATAATATAAGACTGCCGATTTTGGCATATGATATATATTCCTTTTTTATTGCCTCTCCCGATAAATAGTCCTTTAATACATTTTCAACCGTTGTTTGTATGTTTGATTTATTATCAGCTGTCAGACTAACTGATATATTTATCATAACGGGTGATGCACTGACTACTGTAACTTCTGCACCGATTGGTCTATTTTCCTCAATGTGCTCTTTCACTTTTGAAATAAGTTCACTGTCTGCCGGACGGTTATCTGCATCTACAATTACTACTTTTACTGTCCCCGCTCCGTTCCAAAGCGGTATTACTTTTACATCTCCCACTCCGCTTACTTCTTTTGCCCATTCAATATAATGATATTTATTTCCGCTGACATTCGGACGTGATACTTTTTCAAGGTATCGTTCCAATAAGTCTGCATCGCTCTCCGCATCATAACCGCCGGTAAAATCCGTTATATTCTGAACGGCTGTAATTCCGGGAAGTGTTATAGGGAATCGATTTATATCTCCTTTTTTCACATTGCCTGCACTTCCCGAAACAGTGCAAGTCGCACCGACTTCAACAGAACCGTTTTCAGCAATGCTCACTGTTTCATTTACTTCAAACAAGACATTATCCGCCGCAACCTTTGCACCTTTCAAAATCACTTCACCTCGGTTTCCGCTGATTAGCAGTGTACCTTTTGAATAAGTGGCTGTTTTACGAACTATATTCTGCTCGGCTGTCTTGCGGTCAAGGTATTCTCCCTCTGCCGTCACGGCAAATGTGTTTTCTGACAGTCTGCTTATCCTTTTCTGCAAAAGATATATTTGTTCTGCCACGGGATAAAGAAGATCATAAAAAAACGAGCCAACCGAAATATCATATTCTTCCGGCACGCTCGACAGCATATATTCAATTATTTCATCAAGTGTCATATGGTGTACACCTCCGCACTTTCTCCGTAAGCTGTGTTTAATGTGAAAGATATTTTAAGTATCGCTCCGACTTTCTCTGCTGAAAAACCGCTTATACTATAAATATCCTCATTCTGCAAAAGTGCTGTTTCTATTTCTCTGCGAAGTTCTGATTCTGCAAAATCAAAGTTATATGATTTTCCTATTACCAAATCTTCAATATTTGCACCGTATTGTTTGTCTTTGTATATGGAGTATCTGTAAAGCTGTGTCCGCATACATTTTTGTATCCATAGCTTAAGAGCATTAATGCCCGATAAAATGACAGGATTACCGTCTTTCATAACAAATTCACCGTTACCGAAATCAAAATCAAATGTCTTTTTCATTATTCGGTTACTCCTATCACAACAAACTTGTTGTCGTTGTCATACGGCAATAAAACTACTTCTTTTCCAAGGTATTTGTATTCCGTATGATTGTCCCTCTCTTGTGTTTCATAAATATCAAAGACCGATTTTATATCACTGTCATCAAGTAAAATATTGTTTCCAAGCTGTATTACAAGTTTCGGCAGAGATATAATTCTGCCGAACATCGGTGTATATGATGACGGATTGTCTCTTGCTTTTATGTGCCTCGCTAAATCTGTAACTCCACTCATATCATTGTTCCTTTCCACGAAAAAAGCGACTACCTAAGTAATCGCTTTTTATTTTAATCTTCTTTTTCTGAATCTTTAATTAAATGCTTAGCCTATTAATAATAACTTTAAATATTATTCTTAAACAGCAGTATTATAATGACCTACCTCATTTCCTCTTAGCTTACTAATAGAATAATCCTCTCGTAATGTATCCAGTTTGTATTTATTTTTATACTCTAACAAAAGAGTATGTATTTCTCTTAAATTATCAATATAATCCACCAATATGTTAATATTTTGCACATTTTGAACATTTTGATTATCTCCAAATAGCTTGTATGGTTTATCTGATAAAATAAACATTCCTATCGGCAAATTTTCATAATACCATACATGGTCTTCTGATGACTGTATACAAAACTTCAATGAATTACCATTTCCCACAAATAAATCAATGAAGTTAGAATTTTTTGCTTTAATAATCTTATTAATAATTTTGTCATCTAAATATGTATGATACTGCAAAAACAATTCATTTAATATTTCATAAAAATTCTGGCATTTCATTTCTAAATATTCATACCATTTCATTCTGTTCTTTGTATCTTTATGTAAAAAGGCTGTATCAGCATCACTATTTATGTCCAACTTTTTTATTTGTCTATAAAATTTGTCATTAAAACATTCTATATCCGACTTACCCCCATTATGAACTTCTTTCCATTCTTCTTCCGTACAACAATTCTTACACATAAGTAACAAAAGATAAACAGAATCTTTATAAAATGAAGATAATTTACTGATCACTTCTTTTTCGACTGGTTTCTTTCTTTTTTGTTGAGGAATAAATACAGTCAATAGATATACAAAATATCCAGTTATATAGCCCGTTGCAATATTTAGCATAGATGCATCTACCGCTTTTTTGTGACATAATATTTGATTAATAATCTTATAATCTAACACCTTGAACAAAGGGATTTCTGACCACTTAATTGAAAGATACAAATCTATAAAAA